TTTAACCACTTGTGTTGGTCGCGTGTATCTCGCCTTAATATTGCATTGCGATATTTATAACGTGAATAATATGGGTGATTTACATAAAAAGTTACAGTGCCTTTTTTATCTTTATACTGTTCAATCATTACGCAAACTTTCATTTAATTCATGTAATATTCTAGGCGTTAAATCATCACCATATATATTTATAATCTTAGCCCAGTGCTTTTCTGGTATGCCTTTATTAACATACCATTTTCTAATTGTTTGTTGTTGCGTTTTACAATGTTGACTTAAAGCAGTAGTGCCTCCACATTGTTTTATAATTTCTTTTATTGTATATTGCATTTTATATTCCTTTCATAATATTTTTGGCATAATCACCAATATCTTTGTTTGTCATTAGTCTGTGTTTGGCTAATAACTTCCATCTTTCTTTCCATGTCAGGTTTTCAAGCTCCCATTTATATTCAGACCAATAGTCAGCCGCGATATCTTCATAATATTCGCTATATTTACTACAAGCTTTTGTTATACGTTTATCTTCGAATTCCCACATAGGTGCGTGATAATGTACATCATCAACTTCAAAATATAACCAGTCATTCTGTCTAGCAAGACTGATACACCACTTTTTATAACTTACTCTTGTTTGCTTCTTTTCTTTTCCAGTGCAATCTATTACATGCTTAGTATATGTTGGGGGATTGGCTTCAAGTCGCTTGCGTGATTTTTCGATGTAATTCTTACTAAAGAAGAATTTGGTAAATCTTAATTCAATACAAGCGTGTTCTGCATTATGACGATGACCTAATTTTAGACCTGCTAAATGTCCTGTTTCATGTATTATATTTGCCCAGCCAGTGTCTGTTGCAAGTTTAAATTTGTAATAACCTTTTATCTTACTTTTATTGTCACGCTTACCACCTAGTGCGGCTAGTGAAGATACAATCCAACTAGATTTTCTTTTCCTATAATTATGTGTATCATTCTCAATCTTATATGGAAATTCTTGATTAAACTCTTTTAACCAAAATGCTTTTATACATTGTACTGCTGTTTTAAAGTCAGCAGGTTCATTAGGTTCACCAAATCTAATTGTAAAACCATTATCCTCCCAAATTTTATTTGTACGTTCATAAACGTTTTTAGCTTCTTGTGAAACTTTCATATTACATCTCCTATAAAATGGCTTAATTGCCTTATGTAATATTAATATAGTAATTTATTTATTGTAATAAGTAAAGCTAAAAAAGAATAATTATTTTACTTTACATTATATATACAATTTGATACTGTAATTATATTATCAAGCAATTAAGCTACAGAAGGAGATAATATGACTAATAAATTTAATATATGGATAGATACATTCATTGATGAAAAAAATATAGATGTAGAACAAGTATTAGAAATAAATGGCAATAGTGGAATGAATTATATTCCATTAAATTGTTTAATTGACGCTATAAAAAATACATCTAATAATGAACAAAATAATATAAAAAGTATGTTAGTAAAAATAGATTTCTATCATAAAGATGTATTACATTATTTTAAACATTTAGCACAAGCTATAGCAATTTAAGGGGATAAAAATGGTAAAATACCAATCAACAAATAGTTATTATAATTATAACGAAACAACAAATCATATAGAAATACCACGCGATAATTGGAATAATTTTATCGCCGATTATCATAAACATTATGGTCGTGATGGTAAGTGGTACATATCACACTATAATACAGAAACACATGGAACTGACTTAGTTCCTGTAATAATTACATAACTGCATAAAAATAGGAGATTAAATATGCGACAATCAGAAACAATTAAAAATATAGCACCAGCGATAACAGCCGCTAGTAATGCGATTACGGGTGCTAAGAAAGATGGTAAAAACCCACATTACAAATCAACATATGCAACACTTAGCTCAGTTATAAATGCTTCTAATAAACCTTTAAAGGATAATGATTTAAGTATACAGCAAGAGCTAGGTCGCATAACAAAAAACCAAACAATCATAGTTGTTACACGTCTTACGCATGGTAAAAGTGGTGAGTGGCTTGAAACAGATACAGAAGCACCACTAAAAAACAAAGACATTCATGTGCTAATGTCAACATTTACTTATTGCAGACGTAATGGAATATCAGCACTACTTAACATGCCAGTTGAAGATGACGATGGTAACAAGTCACATGAAGCAAAAGAGCAAGAACCTGATTTTGATACAGAACCACTAATGAGAAATATATATCAAGCACAAACTGTAGAAGAATTAGATGCAATAGCTAACACTATAAGACATACAAAAATGCCTAATGACAGCAAAGCTACATTGCGAAGTTTATATCTGACAGCAAAACGTACTATGTTAAAAAAAGAAGATAATAATGAAAATACATAATGTAGAACAAGGTAGCCAAGAATGGTTTGAAGCGAGGTGCGGTAATTTTACTGCATCTCGTATTAAGGATATACTTGCTAAGACAAAATCTGGATATAGCACATCACGCAAAAATATGATTGTTAAATTAGCACTAGAGCGCATGACTGGTCATGTCGAGCAAAATACATATACTAGCCCTGCTATGCAACGTGGAACAGACTTAGAGGCTGAAGCAAGAGATTGCTACGCATTTGAGTTTGGTTATATAAATGTAAAAGAAATTGGTATGGTAACACACCCTGACTTTGATTATATAACGTGTTCGCCAGATGGTTTAGTCGATAATAATGGATTAGTAGAAATTAAATGTCCATCTGCAATGCATAAGCACGTTAGCTATTTACAAGAAAACGCACACGCAGTTGAATATAAAACACAATTACAGCATCAATTAATGGTAACTAAAAAAGAATGGGTTGACATAGTATCTTATGACCCACGCTTTCCAGTAGGTTTACAATTAGCGCGTTGTAGGGTTTTGCCAGACATAGAATATCAAGAATATATGCTTGAAGAAATACATAATGCCAACAGTGAGGTTGAAGCATTATTGTTAGAACTTAACCAATTACAAGGAGATAAAAATGGTTAATAAAGTAATTTTAATAGGGAACATTGGAAGTGAACCACAAGTACGTTCATTTAGTAATGGAAATAAAAATATGAGTTTTTCATTAGCTACAAATGAGCGTTGGAAAAATAAATCTGGTGAAACGCAAGAAAAAACATATTGGCATAAAATAAGTATATTCAATGAAAATTTAATCAAGTTAATGGAAAATTATGGCGGTATGGGTTCAAAAATATATATCGAAGGCAAATTAATAACCAGAAAATATAGTACTGATAGCGGTGATAAATATACGACTGAAATTGTATTAGAAAGATATAATGGAGAAATTAAATTGCTTGGTAATAATAATAAAAGTACTGGATTAGTTTCATTGCCCGAAAAGCCAATAACAACAGATTATCCATTAGACGATGAAATACCGTTTTAAAGATGGGTCAATATACAATACAAATTAACAGTGAGGTTGAGAGAACAAAAGCTCTTGACCTTACTAAAAGAGCACCAGCTGGCACATATATAACTTGGAAACGTGATAAACGCACCACAAATCAAAATAGCTTGATGTGGGCATTATTAACTATAATTAGCAATCAAGTACGTTGGAATGGTAATGAATGGCATATAAGTGATATTGGTGGTCGTTATAGTCCAGAAAATTGGAAGCAGGTTTTTGCATCTAGTTTATTTAAAACACAGTTCATGCCAGACCTTGATGGCGGTATGATACCATTAAATCCAAGCACTAGCAAAATGACTAAGGAACAACATAGCGAATTATGTGAATTAATTATAGCTCAAGCCAACAACTGGGGTATTAATATAAAAGATATAGAAAGTGAATAAATTAATATTACCATTTCCAATTAGCGTTAATGCTATGTATTCAAATCTTGGACGAAGGCGTGTTAAATCTAAAAGATATAGAATATGGCGTCAAAAAGCAGTTGCAACATTACAAATACAATATAACCAAAAATTAATAGATTATAATATAAAGTTAGAAATAGCTTTAAGCCCAAAAGATAAAAGGAAAAGAGATTTAGATAATCATGCAAAAGCGATACAAGATGCATTAACATCTATAGTCATTACTGATGATAGTTTAATAAAAGAATTATATATGTATTGGTTGCCTAAATCAAAAAATGGATATGCAAATATAATTATAGAAAAATATAAATAGGAGATAAAATGACTTTACCATATTTTTGTTACTTCCCGAAGGACATGGGATTTAAAACAATGCATCTTACATTAGCAGAGTTTGGTGCATATAATAGATTATTAAGTTTATGTTGGACTACAGCTGGTTGCACAATACCAAATGATATAGATTGGATATCACGAAAATGTTTATGTAGAAATAAAGAAGATATAAATGTTTTACAGGCAATATTAAGTGAATTCTTTATAATAAAAAAGAACAGATATTATAATAAAAGATTATCTGAAGAGTGGACTAAATCAAATGTTAAACATAAAGCGCGAGTTGATGCAGGTAAAAAAGGTGGCATAGCTAAGTCATTGAAAAGTAATAATAAAAGTTCTAGCAAAGCTATAGCAAAAGATAAGCATAGCTCTAGCAACCATAACCATAACCATAACCATAACCATAACCAGTTTATTATTAGTAATTTTATACCAAAGGAGTTAAACAAAAATACTAAAACTTATAAGCTTATTGAAAAGCATATGACAAAAGAAGAATTAGAATTACAGTTGGAAAAGTTTATTTTATATCATACAAATAAAGAAACTAAATCTGATGATTTTAATAGACAATGGAGAGCTTGGTTACAAAATAATATACAATGGAAATTAGAAAAAACAGGAGATAAAAATGTCAAACATAATTCCAATACACTCAAAGAAATTAGCGACCAAAGACGTAATCGAAGGGGAGCGTTGCTTGAACAATATAAGTCTGGTGGGCTGGCCTAGGCAGTTTAATTGTAAGCAAGATGATTTATTAGCAGTAGAACAGAAACAAAATATAATACAAGTTAGAGAACATTATTTGTCATTGTTACAGCCTAGTGAACCAACATATATATTAGGCAAGATAGAAATATTAGAAAGTCGCTATTATCAACGTGATACAAATCCAACTGTACAAGATGAAATTGATAAAGAATGGATTGAGGATTTAATGGAATATCCATCTGATTTAATTGAGTTAGCTTGTAATAATTGGCGTAAAAGTAATAATAATTATGCGCCACGTTCAGCTGGTGTTTTAATGGATAGTGTAAAGCAAGAATATGTTAGGCGTGTTGTAATGTATCGCAAAGCAGTATCAGTTTTAGAGATAATAAATGCTAATAAATAAAATATATGATGAAGTTAAACGTTGCCCATGGTGGACAATATCACAAGTGGCTTTTGCACTAAATACAACGCCAGCTAGCGTAACTGGTACTTGTAGCGCGGCAGGTACTACATTTAATAAAATTAAGAATTATGAAATAAGACGTTTAAAAGAATATGAAATTAATAGTAAAATGCTACGTGGAATTAAATTATAAAAAGTAAATTATTTACTTTACATATAATATATAGTTTGATATATAATTGATATAGGCAATTAAGCCACCTAGTAAGGAAATAAAATGAGTAAGAAAATTATAAAATTAAATGAATATCAACTTCATACAGTAAGCAATTTTGATGGTGAAACGTTAAGGCATATAAATAGTTTTATGCCTAGTAACTGGCTTGACACTGCAGGTTTAAAGTTAACCGATATAAATCGTGAAACCCGCGCAATTATTAAACGTAAAATAGAAAACTAATTTAACAGGGGGCGTAAGCCCCCACACAAAAGGCAATTAAGCCACTCATAGGAGAAATAAAATGCATAATATTTTAGTTATAAAAACGCAAGATATGGAAAATAAAGCTTGGCCGACGTGGAATGGAAATGGAGATTGCCCACAAGCATGGCGGTATAAGGGCGGTACTACATATGTATATTACGCGGATAACAATCAGACTGCATATGATTTTAACAATGTTGTTAGCATCACTAACGGTTTAAACTTATGTTGCAATGAGGCTTTTCGTGAATATGTAATTGAAACTAAATATCATAGCCAAGAAAGCTTTGCCAAGTTTATACAAGATACAGATGACTTTTGGGTGCAACATTTTCGTGTAATTGACAGCAGTGGCAATATTAGTAAGTGGGGTGAATAAAATGAAATGCAGTAAGTGTAAAATTATAATAGATAATCGTGACGCTAACATTACAAATGGTGTTGTTAGTTGTTACGACTGTTATTACGAGCCTATAAGACTTAATATTAGTTTATTAGATTGGGACTTAGCAACGCAACAGGAACGTGTAGAGGCTATTGAAAATGGCAAGACAATGTTGCGTGAATTAGTGCGCTTTATATTATGTGCAAGTGCTACATTTGGTTTTACATTGTTTGCTATAGGTTTAGCAGGGTGAATAAATATCTTTACAAACATAGGAATAAGGCATTATGGTTATTTGTATCTGTAATGCTTTATTACACAATTTAGGAGCAATGACATGGAAGCAGTTGAATTTAAAGCTAAAATAAATAATCATGGATTTAATTTTGCTAGTTTTGCAAAGTTTGTGGGTGTAAACAGAAGCACAATTATACGTTATTGCCAAGGCGCAATTACACCAATACCAAATGTATATTGTCAAATATTAATCTGGCTTGATGAAGGTAAATTACAAAAGCCAGAAGTTAAGAAGCAAAAAAAGACCATTAAAAATAAAGATGGATAATGAAGTAACACGCTATATTCAATATATAGAAGTATCGAATGGTGATGCTTGTATTGTATTAGATGATGGTTCTGTACTTGGTGGCGTATTTTCTGTTAGTGCGGCAAGCACAGCTGGTACAAATAGTTATGCTATTATAAATGCATATATTATTAACGAAAATACACTACTTGATGATTTAATAAAAAAACATAATAAAAAATAATGCCTAAAAAACGCATATGGACTGAAACAAAGCATAATAAATTAAAAGAATTATGGAAAACAGATTTATCCACTATATTAATAGCTGAAAGATTAAATGTTACTTATGCCAGCTTACAATTACACGCACATAGAAATAGAAATGATTTACCAAGACGCACTAAGGCAAAAGTTAAGAAAAATAATAAAAAACCAATACGACAGCGTTATAAAAGATATGCTGATAATAAAGAAATTAATAAAGCAGTTAGATTATGGGAACAACAGGCATATATAAAAGATATTTATAAAACACTTAATATGAGCGAAAAAACATTTGCTAAAATGCGTGAATATGCGCCAGCTAGATTTAAAGAAAGAGATAAACAAAGACGAATAAAGCGTGATGATTATATAGTAACTGAAGGTAAGTTTGCTAAGATTGGTGAAGGTTATAGATTAAAGCACGTTACTGGTTATTTGCATGTGTCAGGTAAAACAATTACAATACAGAAGGTCTATTCTTGGCGAGGTACATATATACAAGCACTTAATATGATTGATGCTTGCAGATTTGAATTAACAATTATAAAAGAATGAAAGAAGTTATATGAAACAGGCTGGAAGAAAATATGATAGCGGTAAAGCTAGAATGGACTTGCTACCACCATATACATTATTAGAGGTTAGTAATGTGCTTGGTGTTGGCAGTAGAAAATATGACGATAATAATTGGTTATATGTTGAGGGTTATAAAAAAAGATATATAGCGGCCGCATTAAGACATATAAATGCACATCAACGGGGTGAAAGGTATGATAGTGAAACAGGTTATAGTCATATTAGCCATGCAATAACTTCCTTAATGTTTATAAATGAAAGAGCAATAATTGATGATAAAGCCAAATCCGAAAAACCAGCCAAAGCGTAATGGCAGACCGTATAAAATAATAGATTATAAAATGTTGGATAATTTATGCGCTTTGCAATGTACTGGTGCAGAAATAGCAGGTGCTATGGGTATGGATTATGATACATTAAATAATGGTTTACGACGCGAAACAGGTAAAGGTTTTACGGACTATTTTAGTGAAAAGAGGTCAGTTGGTTTAATTAGTTTGCGTAGGCAACAATATAAAGTAGCAATGCAAGGCAATCCGAGCTTGCTTAAATGGTTAGGACAAAATTGGTTAGGTCAATCAGATACAGCGCAACAAGTACAAGCTGATGTTAAGTTGACAGGATTCCGTATTGTAGAAGATGATATTGATTTATCTGAATGATATTAGAAACCACAGCAAGTAAACCGCAAAAGCAATTTATAATGTCACAAAGTACATTTCCTGCATTTGTTGGTGGATTTGGTAGTGGAAAGACTCATGCATTAATGTTGAGATGCTTGCGTATGTTAATTACAGATGGGCAAGACCAAGGGTTTTATATGCCAACTTATGGACTTGTTCGTGATATATGTTATCCAAGATGGCGTGAATTATTAAGCAGTTGCAATATATCATATAGATTAAATGCACAGGCTAATTATATTGAATTATTAGGTAAGCGTATTATATTTCGTACGTTAGACCGACCAGAGCGTATAGTTGGTTATGAAGTCAGTCATAGTTACGTCGACGAATTAGATACACTGCCTAAATTAAAAGCACAGCGATGTTGGGAGCAGATTATAGCACGTAACCGACAAAAATTACCTATAGGAATTAATACTGTTGCAGTAGGAACTACACCAGAGGGCTTTGGATTTGTATATGAACGATGGAAGAAAAAACCTAGTGAAAGTTATGAATTAATAACTGCACCAACTGAAAGTAATATAAAACATTTACCAGCTGATTATATAAATACATTGCGAGAAACATATTCGCCAGAATTATTAGCCGCATATTTAGATGGGCAATTTGTTAATTTAACAAGTGGAACAGTATATAATTCTTATAATCGTAATAAATGTAAATCAGATGAAACCATTATAGATAAAGAACCATTATATATTGGTTGTGACTTTAACGTAACTAAACAAGCGGCAACTATATATGTTATAAGAAATAAAACATGGCACGCTGTAGATGAATTAGTTGATATGTATGACACGCCAGATATGATTAATATCATTAAATCTAAATATAGTGACCATAAAATTTATATGTATCCAGATGCATCAGGTCGAGGCCGTAGCACTAATAATGCTAGTGTAAGTGATATAAGTTTATTACAGCAAGCTGGATTTATAATAAGAGCAAAGCCAACAAATCCAAGAGTTCGAGATAGAATAATGTCAGCTAATCGTGCATTTGAACAAGGTTATGTAAAAATAAATGCTAATAAATGTCCAAGAACAGCAGAATGTTTAGAGCAACAAATATATAAAAATGGCGAACCTGATAAAGCAAGTGGCACAGACCACCAAAACGATGCAACAACATATCCTATAGCATATGAGTTTCCAATAGTTAGGCCAGTTGCTAAGGTAGACTTCTCATTTACAAATTAAATAAAAAGAGTAATATGTTTGAAACAAAAGAGGTAAGTTATGCCAGTTGATACAACCAACCCCACATATGATATATATAAAAACGAATGGATTAAGACAAGAGATGCTTGTAAAGGTTCAGTAGCTGTAAAAAGTAAAAAGTCACAATATTTACCTGTTCCAGATGCTGAAACAAATCCTATGGGAATTGATAGCATAAGATATAAACAATATTTAAATAGAGCCGTTTTTACTAATTATACAGGCCGAACAAAAAACGCATTAGTCGGAGCCGCATTTAGAAAAACACCTATAATTGAACTGCCTGATGGCTTGGAATATTTGATAGATGATGCAACGGGTGATGGTTTATCATTAGAACAACTCGCAAAAGACGAATTAAATAACTTATTAGAAACAGGTAGGTCATTATTATTAGTAGATTACCCACAAACAGAAGAAGGCATGAGTTCTGAACAAGTTTCTATATTAAATTTAACAGCATCAATTATACCATATAAAGCTGAAGCAGTCATAAATTGGAAAACAGATGTAATAGCTGGTCGTAATATGTTGACTTTAATTGTATTAGAGGAACCATATTTAGAAAATAGCGATGAATTTAGTCATGAAAGTAAAATGCAATATCGCGTATTAAGATTAAAAGAAGAAGGTTATTGTCAACAAATATATAGAGATAATGAACCATATACAGAAGAATTTTATCCACGTAAATCTGATGGAAGTGTATTTGATTATATACCAGTAACATTTGTAGGTAGCCAAAATAATGACTCAACTATAGATAATGCACCATTGTCAGATATAGCAGATGTAAATATGGCGCATTATAAAAACTCAGCTGATTATGAAGAAAGTTGTTTTATAACAGGTCAACCTACATTATTTATTACACATAGTTTAACGCAAGAGCAATGGAATGAATATAATCCAAAAGGCATTAAGATTGGTAGTAGAGCTGGTCATGTGTTGGGCGATACTGGCAGTGCTAACTTGCTACAAGCAAATCCAAATAACCTTGTTATGGAAGCTATGAAAGCTAAAGAAC